AACCGCTCGGCCCAAGCCGCGCCGCTCGATCGCGTGATCGCGTTCGCACTGTTCTCGACGCGCCGCCAGGACGAGATCACGCGGATGACCTGGGCCGACCTCGAACAGGGCCGCGTGCTGATCCGCGACATGAAGAACCCTGGCGAGAAAATCGGAAACGATGTCTGGTGCGAACTGCCGCCCGAGGCCGAGGCGATCGCGCGCGCGATGCCACAGACCGACGCGCGGGTGTTCCCTTACGCCAGCGATACGGTCAGCACAACATTCACGCGGGCGTGCAAGTTCCTAGTGATCGACGACCTGCGGTTCCACGACCTGCGCCACGAAGGGATCACGCGATTGTTCGAGATGGGCCGCACGATCCCGCAGGTGGCGTCGGTGTCAGGGCATCGGACCTGGAACAGCCTGAAGCGTTACACGCACATCAGGCAGGCGGGAGATCGCTGGCAGGGCTGGCCGGATTAGGCGCGAGGGCAGCCAGGCTCGTGATACACGCCGATCCCGACGCCGCAGTCTGGGCAGCTTACAGAGTAATGCGGCGCGGCCTCGGGCTTGTCGGGGCTGGCGCGCGAGCAGTGAGGGGCGTGGACTGGATCACCCGTGAGGTAGACACCGCAGTCTGGGCAGCTTCCAGGGCGGTGCGGCTTGATCTTGGGTTTGTCGGGGCTGGCCTGGGACGTAGCGATCTCGCCACCGCAGGCCGCGTATCCGGCGAGGTCGATCCAGTTGTCCGCGTGGCCAGGGTTGCCCCAGGCGCGGCTCGTTTTCAGATCGGCCAGCAGGATGCAGACCTGCGGCTCGGTGACGTTGATACCCAGCCGCGCCGACCAGACCGCCGCGATCCGGCCAAATGTTTTTTCTGCGTCGCCATGCGTCGCGGCCCGATCGACCGTCACACACTGTTTAGCCTCGTCTAAGATGTCGCCTCGTTTCATGCTGCTCTTTCTATCGGGTCCATGGCGCGAAGCACCAGCCCATCTTGCTTGTGGAATGTCAGGGATTGCAGCGCCCGCCGCGCGCCATAGCCCATGCTGGCCGCATAGGCGTCAGGCGGACAGAATGCCCGCAGGCTTTCCCATCGCAGCGGCCCCACGTCCTTCGCTTGGTCGTGATGCACATGGCCAGTCAGAAAATGCCGGTGACGGGTTTCGGACCAGAACGGGCAAATGTCGCTGACGTATAGCGCGGCCTGTTGCGGCTTGGCTTTGTCGCCATGATGCGCGAACACGGCGCAGCGGCCCCACTGATACATGAACAGGTCGCGCGGCCCTGCGTCGATGGTGACGCGCGGTTCGTTGCGATACCATGCCGCGAGACCCACGCGCAGGATGCGGAAAGCGTTTTCGTCGTGGTTGCCCCTAAGCGCCCGCACGATGACCGATGCGTGACGCGTCAACAGGCGGTCAATCGTCTCGACCAGGATCGTCATGCCGCCGTCAACCACCTTGTCGAACCGCCCGTCAACGTCCAGCTTGTGGCGGCTGGCGGGGGTTTCGGCGTTGTTGTTGTCGGCATGAAAGAAATCGCCGCCGATGATTAGAACGCCGGTGTCGCTTTGCGGCGTGATGGCAAGAACCTTTGCGAATGCGTGGCGCATGTCACCAAGGGCAAGCTTTAGGTCGTAATCATCGCTGCCGGTTTCGCGGCCCCAGGCGTGCATGCCAAGGTGAACGTCCATCAACGGATAAACGCTGCACAGATCGGCCATGACGGACGCAGGGGCGGCGATGGGTGGCGCAGGCTCCATGCCCTCGAACGCGGCACGGATGCGCTCTAGCAGGTCTTGCGGCTCGTCCTTGCCGACCTGGAAATACAGGTTGCCCGTTTTCTTGCCGTTCTCGTCTTGCAGTTCCAGCCAGCCGCTATGCAGGCCGTTCGTCGTCATCACGCCGTGATCGTTCAGCCTCTGCCGGATCGCGGGGTCGAGGTGCATCCCGAGTTTCTTGGCCTTTTCGAGGCGATGACAATAGGCGTGGTAATTCAGGCCAGACGCATCAGCGGCGGCGCGAACGGACTTGCCATACTCCAGCCACAGGTCCACCGCCTCTTGCATTAGTTCGGGGGACAGCGGGGGCGTCGGCATCAAACAATGCCCTTCAATTGTTTCAATCAGAGCGGGCGCTTGCCGCGCGCCCACCCTTCACCATTCAAGGTTGTTTAATAAAATCAAACGATTTCACCGGCGACGCGATCATACGCCTCGGCCCGATCCCTGTTCCGGCTGGACTTCACGATTAGAGCCACGACCACCAGCGCCACGACGCCCAGGCCGATCCAGATCAGCATCGGATCGCCGGTCAGGCCGACGCCGCCGCCCGACGCCGCGCCACCGACGCCGCTGTTCCGCTGGCGATCGGACACGACACGCGCCGCATCGGCCTCGCCCCGCAGCACCGACCACTGGTTCGCGGGGGATGTCTCGGTTTCATGAGCCATCCACATCGACACGCCGCGCGCCTCGATGTCGGCCACGCGCCGCGACCAGCCGCGCCCGAACGTCGCCCAGTGCCGCAGCCCCTGCACGAACGCCAGCCGCTGCGCGCACAGTTTCTGGATCACTTCCTTGCCGTTCTTCTGCTGGACCGCGATCAGGGTTTTCGGCCCGACCTTGCCGTCCTGCGCCGCCCCGACGACGCCTTGCAGATACTTCGCGGACCGCAATGGCCCCGAGTTCACGCCGAAATCAAACACGGCCAGATCGACACCGGCAGGCAGGTAATCAGCCTGCACCGGAAACCAGTATCCCTCGCGATAGATCGGCTCGACATCGGCCTGCGTCAGATCACGCACATCCTGCTTGGTGACGGGCCGACCCCAGTGATGGGCGAGCGTGCGTTGCGTCACGCCGAGGTTCGTCGCGCCTCCAGGGTCCTTGGGGTGATCGACGTATCCGCCTTCGTGCTTCAGCACGACAGCAAGACAGTCGGAGAAATTACCTATGGCCATCTCATAAACTCCTTGGTTTAACTGTTGTGAATAATGCCACGGTGCTGCGAATATCGCAACACTATTACCAGCCTTGTGCATTTTCGTCGGACTGTTGCGCACCGATCCTGATGCCGGTGACATATCTGCCATCGCGGCGGCGCTCCGATCCGAACCCGAGCCGCGTCAAGCGATCGCGCAAGCCCTTCAGGCTCATGGTCTTGCCGATGCCCTGCGCCGACGCCCAGGTCTGGTATTCCGCGAACAGGACGGACGCGCTTTCTGTCGCGCCGGTGACGCGGGCGCAGCAGTCCTCGACGAACATCGCGACCTGATCCGCTTCCAGACGCCATTCGTGCTTGGCCTCCTCGGATGAGGCGGGCTGCGTAAACCCAACACGGCAGGCGCGGCGATACGCGGCCAGCGCCATGTTCAAGATGCCAGGCAGTTCCGCGATCAGGTCATCCTTGATGTTCGGGTCTTTTTCGTTGTGGCCAAACTTGCGATTGAACGGCACGATCAGCGCGCGCCGGAACAGCGCCTCGGAAAAATCGCGGGTGTGCGGCATGTGGTTCGTCCCGAACCAGCAGGTCGAGAACGGGTGCATGTCGAACGGGTCCTGGAACTTATGCTCGACGGTTGACTTCTCGCCCGACACAATCCCCTTCAGTTCCGCATCGGCGATGGTCTCGCCCTGCTTGATCTCGGTAACGATGTTCGCCAGCTTCTGATCAAGGTGCGCGCGCTGGAACGACCGGTCGAAATTACTGGGCTGGACGCCCGCCACGTTGTCGGTCCCGCACAGCGCCTCCAGCACCGACAACAGCACCGACTTTCCGTTCGCACCCGAGCCAATCAGCATGATGAACATCTCATGCCGCGCGTGCGACATCAGCGTGTAGCCCATCATTTCCAGCAGCGCCGCGATCTTCTCGGCCTTGTCGGTGTCGTCGCGGAAAACCTCTTGTAGATACGCGGTGAACCGCGGCGCGGTGGCCTGCGGATCATAGGCAATAGGCACCTGCGTCGTGCGGAAACTGTCGCGCTGGTGCGCCTCGATCCGCCAGCCGTCGCCGTCCGGCACGATCTGTCCGTTCAGGCAGTTGATCGTCTCGACATGGCCGAGGTTGAACCGGTGCTGCGGGATGAAAATCTCGGTCTTGAGGACTTCGGAGACGCCGTTCACCAGCGTCGAGTTCACAGGCAGGCCGATCCCCTCGATCGTGCGCTGGACCTGTTGCTTCACCATGCGCTCCTCCTGGCGCTGCCACACGCCGGTATCGGACCACATCCAGATGAACGGCCCCGCGCAGATGATGTTCTCGGACCCGATGTTCTGGACCGCGCGCCGCGCCAGTTCGAGGTG